GGTATGCGATCACACTCAAGGGCCTGTTGGCAGTCAAGGTGTGGAGACTTCACCTGTTCCTGTTCCATCACGATGAATACAAGTACTTCAGGAGGAAGAAATGAGCAGGGCTGAAACCACCGCCATGCTGTCCGAGCTGGTGGAGAAGCGTTTGAGGAATCAGACCGCGTTCTGGGCGAGCGAGGTCAACTTCGACCGCGGTACGCCTGACGATCGGCGAGTGGACTACGTGGGCTTCAAGCCATTGAACGTCAACGGCGAACCGGTGCCCGCAAGCGTGGAGAAAGGCTGCTTCGGGTTCTACGAGGTCAAGTCATGCATGGCTGACTTCACCAGCGGCAACGGCCTGACGTTCTACGGCGACCAGAACTACCTGGTCTGCACGAAGGAACTGTGCGACGAGATCGTATGGCAGAAGATGGTACCCGAGCGCGTGAACGCGATCCTTACCCCCGATTCGACCGGCTCGAAACTGATTCTCGGCCACGTGCAGTCATACAACGACCTGTCATACAGGCGGCGTCCAGCAAGCGAAATCCTGTGGGCAATGGTCAAAGCGAACGGAAAGAGAACGAATTGAGCATCGCTGATGATGAAGCTGAGAAGGCGTATCCGACCTGCTACTGGAATGGAACTCGTGTCAAGGAACGGTTTTCCTGCGACACGGACGATTTGCAGGAAGCGTACCTGCGTGGTCGCAACGCACCACCGTCTGACGTTGAAGTGGAGGCCGTGGCGAGAAAACTGCTGTGGACGAGCCGCACATGGGACGGCATCGAAAGCGACTATGTGGCGAAGGACGAAGACGATGCGTGGGATTACGCCGGGGAAATCTGTGGCTATCGGGAAGACTTCATCGATCGGGCGAAGGAAGTACTCGAAGTGGAACGACATGCGGTGACGGAATGAGACGGGATTATGTGTACGGGTATCCCACCAAGGATGAAAGCTCAGTGCGATGCTTCGTCGCGGTATCCTGCGGTAGCGGATGCGATCATCCGCATCCGAAGGTCACATTCCACTCCGACCTGATGTACTGCGTGGACTGTCATAAATGGTTCCTACCCGTGTACGCCAGTGAAGTCGAGCTTTTCCATTGGAAACCATGCTCAGTCTTACGCGCGCGAATATTCCATCATCGGGCATACGAGAGAATCATCAAGCAAATCAAGGAGACGAAATGATAGGAAACAAGAATATTCAACGAGGGCTAATGGCCGTGCTTGTGTCCGTGACAATGGTTTTCCCACTGGCCGGATGCGGGAACGAAGCGGATGCTGACGATGCTGAGAACGGTAGCAACTGCATTGATGTGCGAGGCGACTTCACGGCCTATGAGTGCAGAATCGAGTTGCACGACGGCAGAACCGTTACATGCATCAACTTCAACACCTACAAGGGGGGAGGCGGTCTTTCCTGCGACTGGAACAATGCTAGCGGCAAGGACGGGGAGACGAAATAATGGAACATGAGCTAATCCCCGTATATACGAAGTTCAACGGTAACGGCGTGCGTGTGCAGAATGATTCAAAACTCATCGACTATCTGGATGATGGGTGGAAAATCATCAACGTCACGGCAGCGAACCCACTGGCATTGGACAATGAGGCCGTCGTGTTGTACGTGATCGAGAAGACTACTGCAAATCATTGGAGCAAACGGAATGAATGAGCCTACCGCCGACGAGATCATGAAAATGTTCGCGGTTGACATAGCGGTTCTTCGTCGTGGTAGGCGCAAGCCGTCTGAGAAGCCGCCAGTCGGAAAGAAGAAGGCGAAAGCGTCGAAAAAGCCGGTCAAGCTTACTGCGGAACAGCTCGCACGGAAACGTGAGCACACGCGACAGTGGCGGATGGCCCACCGTGAGCAAGTCTTGGAATGCAACCGCCGATACAAGCTTGCGCATCGTCCGACATTCCACCATTTCAGCCGTGAGGAACAGGCGGCCTACGAACGCAACTACTACCTGCTTCATCCCGAGAAGAGAAAACGGAAGCGGGAGACTGTTTGAGACGTTAATCCAATACCGGTTGCAAGGTTGGGTGCAACCGGTATACTAGACATGTTCCGGCATTAATCGCACGCCTTCGGGCACCGGTGCGGAATCAACATACCATGATTTTGGAAGGCGTGCGATTGGCTGACTGCAAACTGTTGCGTTGCGGGCGTGAACGAGACGATACCAGGCAACTCTGCCCTGAATGTGAACAGCGGCTCCTAGCCGACTTGGAATGGTTCACGAAGAACATCGGCTACTTGGAAACCGACAAGATGAACCGCATCAACAAGAACCATGACGCTGATGGTGGCGGGGGAGGATACTCTGATAATCCGCCATTGAGGGAGCAAGTGTTCGACCTGCTGTATGAGGGAGACGAACGGGATGATAGCGTGTGGGGCACACTATCCGCGTTCGCTAAATGCTTAGGCGTCGAATACCTGAATCACGATCCGTTGAACGTGTTGGCGCAGCGGATAGCCGTGAAGAAAACCAAGCAAGGCGAACCCGCGTGTCTATGCTCAACGGCAACACCCGTGTACGCGCTTGAAATCCGCATCGCCCGCGACAAATGCCAGCGCCTGTTGAATCAAGGCCATACGGTTAGCTTGGGCAATTGCCCCAACACTGACTGCAACATGCCGTTAAGCGCTGACGAGACGGCAAAACAAGTCAAATGCCGTGGATGCAGGAACGTTTGGAACATCAACTTTTTGAGGACACTCATGCAAGACAAGATCAAACACAGCACTTACACGGGGACTGCTTCGGACATTAGAAGCAAACTCCAACAGGCTGGATACCTCGTATCCGCGAACACGTTGAAATCATGGGCGCACAGGGGCAAGCTCACCCCGGTACGCAAGGAAGGGCGGCATCCCATCTACCGTATCGCGGACGTGTACATGCTGATGCAGCAAACCACTCCAGTGGACGATATTTGGGGACTCGTCGGAAAGGACAACCGGCAGTGAGCATCATCAGCATCACCGACAAGGGCAAGACCATCACCTATCACGCGCATCACATGCGCGACGTGATCGAACCAGTCAAACAGTACGGCATGTTCGGAGAGCAATTGAACGCGAAGAAAAAGCTCCACACGCTCACTTTCTACACGGAGGACTAATAATGCGAGTCAACATCGACTGCACGCTAATCCTCCTACTGTTGTCCGGCATGTTGGCACTCCTGAAAATCGGGGGCCAATTCCCATACCCGTGGATATGGGTGCTCGCACCCATATGGATACCGCTGCTCGCATTGGCCGGTATCACAATCATCCTGATAATCGCTTGGATTATCGGCGTCATAGGCGTACTCATTCTCGAAAAGTTCGGAGACTAAATGCATATCAGCGGCAAAACCAATAACATCAGTTACGCTCACGCGAACGATGGTGGAGCAGACCTCAGAAGCAATGAGGACACGATCATCTGCGCGGGCAGTCAGACGCTCGTGCATACGGGCGTGAGACTGGCTATTCCAGCCGGATATGTCGGACTGGTCTGCCCACGTTCGGGATTGGCGTTGAAACACGACATCACCGTGATGAACGCGCCCGGAGTAATCGATGCCAATTATCGTGGCGAAGTCGGCGTAATCCTCAGAAACATGGGTGAACATGCGTTTGAAGTGCATGAGGGAGACCGGATAGCGCAAATCGTGTTCCTCCCATACGCGCACATGCAATTCGAGCCAGTCAACGAACTGGATTCGACCGAACGTGGCGAGAAAGGATTCGGCAGCAGCGGCATCAACTAGAATCACAGAAGGAGACACAATGACGGTACTCGACTTCACCAAGAAAACAACCCCCGTTATAGACAAGCTGATAAAACTCGGATTCCACTACGAAAGCACAGACAAGACAGAAGCGGAGGGCATACGTAATCCGCCACAGCTGATAACCACATGGGAGAACGTCATGAATGGCGTGATCCTGAAAATCATCGACACATATGCCGTGTCCTATGACGAAAACGACGTACTGTATCAAACGCCAACCGAATACGTCAGGATAACGGATGATTGCACTAACATAAGCGTCACCATGTCGGTCGAAGAGTTCATGGAATTGGAACGGATCACGAACAGCAACGGCAGCACATTCCCACGCCCGGAAACATCCTTCAAAAGAATTACCAACGAGAACTAGGAGACCACGCGGAATGAGCGAGACAATCACAGCAGACCATCTGAACGCCACGCACTTAGGCAAGAAGATAAGCATTTTAGACAATTGCGAAATCGTCATGTCAGGAAAACTCAAGGAGTTAAGAGCGACGCAATACTCCATGCCGGTGTACAGCAACAATATCGAAGCCGTGCCCAACGGCTATGGGAACATCACCATTGCCCCGAAACTGAATTACGAAACTGTCACCGACATCATCATGCACCTGTCGAATCAGCTCAATGACGATATCAAGGCGACCGTTCATGGTGACACGGAACTGGTAATCGAAGTCAACGGAAAGTAGGGGAGTATGACGGAAAACACCACTGGAAAATCAACGAACGAACTGCTGATGCGCGTGTTGCAAGTCGAATCACCGGAACTGTTCGACGGAAGCGACGATCAGCCGGTACGAGTAGTCGGCTACGATTATTCGCCATTCTGCGTCTGCGAAACCTGTGGCGATGACCCCGAAATGCTGACCATCGCATTCGAGACGAAAAGCGGCGAACGTTACAGCCAATACTACGACTATTTTGGACTGCCGAACATTTTAGAAGCATTGGACAAGTGGGATAAGCAGTACGGGAAGGTGGTAGAGAACCGTGGATGACACTTCAAGCACGAAGAAATTCGTATTTACAAGTGATAGCAAGCCGTCCCCCGACCTCTCGAATTTCAAGCCTTTTGGACACATTGACGAGGACAAACCCAAGTACAGTGCGATCATGATTATCGAGGATGAAGGCGTATACGTTCCCGTGATATACAAGGAATGCCGCGTGGACCTCGACATTGATAACCCGACGATTCACCCGCTATCAGGCCCATGCATGGAACCCTGCTGCTACAGTACGCCGGAACTTGCTATAAAAGCCGGGACACGCATCTACAGGAACATGTTGAAGGACAACAAATGAAGTGGTTTACCAGTGACTTGCATTTCGCTCACCCTTTCGTGGCTGCATTACGTGGCTACGCGCTACCCGGATACGCTAAGGATGCATCGATCAAACAACAAGCCGAACATGAGCATAAGCCGCTCAAGAACTGTGTTGACTGGCGGAAGCATGATGCCGACATCATCAGAAGCATCAACACGTATGTTGGCGAGGAAGACGAACTCTACATTCT